CTGTATCGACGCATCAAAGAGGACAAAGCAGGGGGCAAATGGACCGAACTTCTGGGGTTCAACACCAATGCCCACACCCGACAGCAACTTCTTTCACGCGTATACGAGTATATTACCCGTGGGTGGATGGATATGACCTGCCCAACCTTCCTCAGAGAGGCCAATGCGCTGATTTACAACAAGCGAGGGCGGGTTGAGGCGTCACCAGGCAACCATGACGACATGATCTTTGCCTGTGGGCTCGCTCTGATGGGCCTAGACCAGATTCATGGCATTAAAGCCAACGCTGCCAAGTCGTTCAAGCCAAGGAGCATCCGGCAGATGCTAGATTGGGAGCGACGCAACGGCAAAGGGTATGTTCCAACCGAGGAAACCGAACTCCAACCCTTCCACGAGGTCGGTTGAGGTTTGACAGACTGCCATTTTGGCAGTTAGATACGCCCACTCGTGCGCGTGGCCGTAAAACACGATTACTTGGAGGCGTAAAATGGGCATCGAAATTACAGATGCGGACATGGATCGACTTTTCGCCGGGTCGAATGAAGCCGAGCCGGAAGGCTCCAACGAGGTCCAGACCGAAGAGGCAAATACTGCGGAGGCCGCACCGGAACCCGCACCAGAGCCCCAGGTCGAAACCGCTACGGAGGAAGAGGGGGGACATGCCGTCCCATATTCTCGATTCTCCAAGGTCATTGCTGCTCGTAACGAGGCTCAAGAGCGAGCCACTGGTTATGAGGAGCGTCTCGCTTCGCTGCAACAGGAGCTAGAGGAAGCCAAGCGCTTCCGGTCCTATATGGACCAAATGCAACCTAAGCAGACGGCTCAGCCTGCCGTAGAACAGGCCGAAGAAGAGTGGATCGACCCAGCGGTAAGGTCGCAACTCGAAACAATGCAGCAACGGTTGCAACACTTCGAGTACAACACCCAGGTAGACCGTGAAACCCAGAACGTCCTTAAAGAGGTGTCCGCTGCCCAGCAGATGCACCCGGACGTGCCGGAAGAAGCGTTTTACGAGGCGTTGAATCGTGACCCTCATGCGGATCTCAGCGCATTTGGCGGTATGTATACACAGCGTATTGCCGAGATTGAGGAGGCTGCGATCGCTCGTCATGTGGCGAGTCAGAAAACAGCCCCCGACGTTCCCCCGGAAGTCGGTTCTCAAACGGGGAGGAGATCCTCGGGGCAGGCCGACACAAGCAATCAATCATGGCAGGACAGCCTAGATAAGCTGTTCGGCCTAACCTAATAAGGACCTGAAAAATGGCTGTCACCACTGGTGCCGTTACTATTGCTGAGATTCGTCAGTGGATGAACGATACGTTCGTCTCCAAAGTCGAAGATCAGTTGAATCGCGAGATCCTCGCCGTCGAATTGTTTAAGCAGCACAACACTGGCTTTACCGACGGACAAGCGATCGTTCCCATTAACTATGCCCGGAATACCTCGGCTGGCTATCGTGGCGAAAACGATGCCATCCCCGATGCCGGCGAACTCGGCCGCGCTCGCCTGAGCGTTGATGCTAAATACCTGTACAGTCGCATGTCCCTGACCGGCCCTGCCATTGAGTCCGGCCGCAACAACCCCAACGGCCTGAAGGCTACCCTCCAAGAGGAAATTGATGGTGCCCTGGAGTCTCTCTCCAACCGTGCCAACAACTACTTCTTCTCTGGTGGTGGCGTCATCGGCTACGTTTGCACCAACACCGACCTGAATGCCGCTCCGGCAGACTTCTTCGGCAACGTGGAGCACCTCGACAGCGGCGCTGTCCCCGGCGCTCCGCTCAATGTTGATCTGATCCGCATGGATGATTACTCCACGGTTCACGCAGGTGTCGCAATGCGCGTGGCTGCGACTTCGACAACTGCCCAGTTCAAGGTCGAGACCATGGTGGGGGCAAGCCTCGCTGCTGTTCCTCTTGGTGTTCCGGTCGCTGTGCGGCTCGTAGATGCTGCTATTTATGCTGACACCACCGTTGAGACGGTTGGCGAGCAGACGGTTGGCATTATGAGCAACCTGTCGAAGAAGTCCTTCTTCGGCATTGATCGCAGCAACGCAACCTACGAGGCCCTCCGGTCTAACTTTGTGACCAAGTGCGCTACGGGTGGTGATGGTGTCGATTTCACGTCCAGCATGTTGCAGGAGTTGTTCACGAAGATTCAGCGTCAGAGCGACAAGCGTCCTGAGGTTCTCTTCGTTGAGCACGGGTTCATGGATCAATACGTTTCGATCCTGACCACCACCGCATCGAGTGGCAACTTCCGCATCAGCCAAACGACGGGCAAAGGCGCTGACGCTGGCTTTAACACCCAGCAGATGACCTACGGTTCGGTTCCGTTCCGTGCTAGCCGTCATGCTCCCAAGGGTAGCGTGATTGCCTTGTCTCCCAGTACCTGGGCGCATGTGACCCTCAAGGGTCCGGGCATGGCCGATCTGGACGGCAACGTTCTTAGTCGGATTAGTGACAAGGATGCGTACGAAGCGTATGCTCGTTACTACCACAACTTGGTTGCTAAGCGTCCGAATGCCAACGGCATCCTGACGGGAATCAAGCACTCCTAGTGTTGTGGCTCGAAGTACTCCTCCTGATCGTCAGCCTTGGCCAGTTATGGTTCTTGGCTGCGATCTGGTGGGGTCTTCGGCGGCTTCGTCAAAGGTCCCTTGACCTCCCCGTGTTCAGCGGGGGGGCTGGGGACAACGACGACATTGACGATGCCTACTACGGCATCAACTATCTGCGGGGGGACATCTGATGGCATTCGGCAGAGATGAAGAGATGCAGGCACGTCGTATCGCAGAGATGCGGCAGATGGCTCAGGCATCACGCCAGCGACGAGGCGCAAAGGCTGCTAAGGGTAGAGGTGTCGGCCAGATGGTTGGCACTGGTGTTGGAATGGCTACCAGCCTGATTCCCGGAATCGGTCCTGCGGTATCGGCTGTCGCAACTCCAGCCCTAGCTAAGATTGGCGGAGGGTTGGGTGAGATGGCTGCCGGTGGTAAGCCGAGAGGCGAACAGGTAGCCATTGACGCTGCTGAGGGGGTTGTCGGCGGACTCGCTGGCGCTGCTGCCAGAGACAAGCAAGGGCAAACGAATCTAGCCAAGTTGATTGAGGCTTATCAGAACTCAGCCGCTTCCGGCACAAGCGCAGGCTAGGGGTTAAAGTGGAAGAGGATAAGAAAGCGAACAAGGTCAGCGCTCTCATCCAAGAGTGCGATACTGATAAAGACCGTTACAAGCGCATTTGGGATATGTGCGCCCTCTTCCTGAACAATCAGCAGCACCTGCGTTATGACGATGCTCGTCGTCGTTTTGTGGCACGTCGTGCTCGCAATACATTTACGGCCAATAAGATCGTAAACCCGTTCCGAAACTTGCAGGCTAAACTTATCGCCACCTACCCATCGGTAGCGGTAGCGCCATCTTCTGACAGCGTAGAAGACATTCTCAAGGCAGAGTCCAGTGAAGCTGCTTTGTCGTACTACTGGTACACTAGCAAGATGAAGAACCTAGTCGGCAAGATGGTTCGCTGGATCTTGATGACGGGTAATGTCGGTGTGCTGACTCGATACAGCAAGCAAAAGGACCAAGTTATAACAGAGGTTATTGCGCCCTATGACTTGTTCTTTGAGCCTGGTGCTACAGAGATTGAGGAATCCTCATTCGTAGCTATTCGTAAGATCGTAAAGAAGAAGGATCTTGAAGAGGCTTACCCTGATCATAAAAATCAAATCAAAGACCAAGCAGAGGCCGGTCCTCCCCATGGCCTGCGGAGTTACTTCGGTTCTCAGATGCAGCAGCAGAAGCCCATCAAGGACACGGTTGATATTCACCATGTCTATTACAAAGATGGACGACACTGCGTCATCATGGGTCCGCATATGCTCTTCGAGACCAAGTGGCCCGGAACTGTTTTCCCCATACAGTTCATCCGCCATACGGTGACTGAGGGAGTCTTGTGGGGCATGGGCTGCATCGAGCCCGTGGTCGATGTTCAGATTCATTACAACCGCTCTCGCCAGCAGGTGATTGAAAACACATTGTTAACTGCCAACCCGCCATGGATGATCCCGAACTCATCTGGGGTGCAGGCCGGTATGATTACCGGCAAGCCTGGCAACGAGATCTTCTACGACGACACGGGGGGGAGAGCACCTAGCCCCGTCCAGATGCCCGGTATGCCAGCCTATGTGCCGCAGAACATCGCTCAGTTAGAGTCTGAGATTGGCGACATCATGGGTATCCACGCTACCACGCTGGGTAAACGTGCGATTGGTATCCACTCCGGTCAAGCCATCCAGAACCTGTCGTCGATGGATATGACGCAACTCCAGGTAACGCAGGATGACATCGAGGACGCCTTTGTTGATTTGTGCAAGGTCGTCTTAGCCTTGATGAAGGCTCACTATACTGAAGCCCGTATGATTCGCATGATGGATCAGACAGGTGTCATGGTATACAAACAGTTGAAAGACACAGACATTGCGGATGACCCAGAGATTCGTGTCGAGGTTGGGTCGCTCTTCCGTGATGAAATCCAAGACCGTGAGAAGCGCACCCTTGACCTGTTACAAGCTGGGTTAATCTCTAAGGAAGACGCTGCTCGTGAGATCGATTTCCGCACAGGAAGTAGTTATATTACGAAGCGGATGCGGGCCATGAGCCATGCTCAGGAACTTCTGATTGCAGCTACTCGTGGCAGCACAATCGAGATCTTCGCTACGGATGACCTTGAGGCATTCAAGCATGTCTTCGGTGACTTTATTCAGAGCGAAACGTACTACAGTCTTCCCTCCGAGATTCAAGACTACATCCGAGACGTGTTTGTTTCGGTTGAGACCTTTGGTATGCAAGACGAGCAGGCTCGCAGTCAAATGCTTGAGCGCACTGTGTTCCCACGCCAAGAACGATCACCAGAGGATGCCAGCAAACTCATGGCATCTTACGGAGCACCTGCTGCGGCAGCACAAGCGGCTCAGGAACATGATGCGTACAGTGCTAGAAAGTCGTTCCGCCAGCAAATGGACGGGGAAGCAAACCCTGAGCGTGGCGTTGCCATGACCAACATGGGCGGTGGCGGATGAATACTACCGAAGTATACAACTTCTTTCGTTCTTTGATTGACGAAGACGACACAACGTTCTTAACGCAGCCCCAAGCAGTAACAATGCTGTCGGAGGCTTACAGTGAGTTTCGAGACCTTGTGGTTAGTATTCAGCCTGATGTCTACACGAAGCAAGCGTTCATCACGCTGAGCGATAGTGATGTTTACGATCTGACAGCAGCGGACTCTGTAACGGGTACTCGTTTTCTTAGTACCTCAACTTCTACCGCAACTACCGGTAGCAAGTTGCATCGCTTAGTCAGAATCGCAGCAATCGACAGCACGACTAGCAACCAGGCATCGTACTTCCTGACACCGAAGAATAGCGTCGAGTTGCTTTGTGGTGATGACTATGCTCGTCAGGGCAACAGTGTTTGCTTTGGTTATAAGTACACCGACACGTTCCGCATGGAGTTCGTACCCTACCACAATGTAGATTTTGGCGTTACCAATGCTTTCATAGACAACCTCGACCAGTTTCATCCACTGATCGCCCTGATGGCTGCCAAGTATTACGAGATCCGAGACAACGCTGAGAACACCGCTCTAGAACGCAGGCGACAAGAGAAGATCAAAGAACTGAAGACGTGGCTCACACGTTTCTGGAAGGGTGGTGTAGCGCAGAGCACTCAACGACTCATTGAGGCGTTCTGATGGCTGCTACTACCGTAGAGGTTGAACTGGTTCGTGGCGGCATGTCGATGTCGCAGACGGACAAACCAGACTGGGTGCAAAACCTCTGGCGTCCCCTCGGCTCAGACTCGTGGCAAACTCGTCCTGGGTTTGGCCAAGTGGATCAGTTTGATACGACTCTGATCGCTCTTACGGGTGCCGATCGCCTGTACAGAAAGCACCTGGGTAGTTCGTTAATCCACACGGACTTTGGCCACGATCAAATCATCACGGTCTTCTTAAACGATGCGATGTCCACATCAGGCAACACCCTGACAACTGGCAACATCAATCCAATCCGATTCTCTACCTTCTACTCGATTAGCATCTATGACGTTAGCACCGGAGTTCGATGGGAAGAGATTCTGCATAGGCACACATCGCAGAACGACCCGGACACTCTCAATATGGATGAGTGGTACGGCAACTACGAGTCGAACGAAACGCAGGATCGCCAGAGTTACATCTCAGGCTTAGACGAGCCGTTCTTCTTCGAGTTCTTCGGTGATATTCTTTACCTTGGGAACAAGCGGACTGGGATGCTGGCATACTTCCCAGCAGACTTCCGCACATCCCGAAGCAAGCAAGTTCCTATTGCTGACAAGCAGCAGTGGATCTCATCGTACTCTGAGAGCAGCCTCGTCGTCCCGGTTGTCCCGGTCGATGGCGTATTCGATGATGCCTATATCTATTTAACGCAGACGACGTTTCCTCGGCCATCAGCAGTTGCCAATATGATGGGACGCTTAGTCGTAGCAGACGAGCGCAACGTCTATTTCTCTGACCCCAATAGAGCGAACCAGTTTGCGGCACCAAACTTTATCATTGTTCCGTCGCAGGACCCAATCACCGCATTGGCACCCATCGACGATAACCTAATGATCTTTACTCGGTCTGAGACGTTTCTGTACCAGCCATCCCGTGGGTTCGTTGCATCCAACGGCAGGCTGTCTCCTGTAAGTCGGAGCATTGGGTGCATGGGTGCGTCTGCTCTGACCAGCGAGGGTGACACTGTTTACTGGGTAGATCAAAACGGTGTTTACGCTACTCGTAACGGAATGCAGCTACAGACGCTATCAGAGGGCATCCAAGGATTCTTCACTGGTAGCATCACCTCTCCGGTCACATCGTACTTCCAGCAGACAGGATCTACCGATATAACGGTAGACCAGCCTAGGAGTGTTTATTCGTTCGAGGGGGATGAGGTTGTAAGTATTGTTTACGATACAGACACGGCTAGTCTCATGTTCTCGGTCGATAGCCTCAACGTGTGTTGGTATAGCCGTGCGGGTGAATGGTCTATCTGGCCCGTGGAGAGCATTGTCAAAGTGGCAGGCGGCTCATCTAAAGTAGGGGTTACGGAGAACATTACTAACCCATTTGTTCTATCTGGCCGATCTGGCATTTACATTGTCAGCGGCATTGAAGAGCAGGCAATCACTGACTCCATTTCGTCGTCCACAGTTACGGCATCTAGTTATCAGTTGCTAAGGCTCGGACGTGGTGGTGGCCTAGATAGAAGTATTGAAGACGAGGATAGCCGGGTCTTCAGAGAAGACGACCTTGTACTGAGAACAGCGTCGCCCGCTGTGCAGTCACGGTTTTACTTCAGAAAGCCTGAGATCCTAGCAGACGGGACACATCGTATACCCGTTGAACTGGTTGGTAGTTCGGCTGTCGCCGGGGTGACTCGCATCGATATTATTATGCGCTTCAACAACACCCACTGGGCTCCAGTGGTCAGCAGTGCTGCGCTTCTGGACATCGAGTTCCCAACTGAGCGAATCCACGGCAGTGGGGGCTGGAGTATTGGCACCACCGCAAATGTAGGCACAAACTCTGAAGCGCAAGTTTACAGTTCAACCGGAACGGCTGACCCTACTGGGAACGAGTTGCGTATTAAGTTTAACGCTACCCACTCTGCACTTGCGGCGCTTCCTTTAACTCTGAGTTACCCTAACCCGCTGTTCTACCTAAAGATGAAACCTAAGACGAGTGCGGCAGACTTAAACCTGTTCGGCTATGGGTTCTCTATTCCCTCGGCAGCATCTGTTATTATTAACAACGGTGTTGCCACTGAGCAGTCGGATGTAATCATTCATCGCACGTTCAAGGTTGCTGACCTGCACGCTGATGATGACGTGGCACAGCCGGTCGATTGGGCTTATATGTCCAGACAGGTTGGCATCGATGAGCAACGCCAAGTGCGATCCCGTGGCATCTACGCTCAGTTGGTCAGTCACGGAACAGGATCGACACCAGTGACCGCCAACTGGTTATGGGGCTTGTACAACGTGGTTATGGGCGCTGACTGGAAGACGTGGACTACCCAGGTGCTAGACTTCACCGGCAATGGCACTGGCGATCAGACAGCAATCGAAACACAGGCATCTAAGGGAACGATTAGGACTCGGGTGCTAGACGCAGCAAATGCTCTTAAGAAACGTACGTTTAACAATAACTTAAAGTACGGAAGTTATCTGATCGATGAAGAGGAGTTGGATGTTATCGCAACGTCTCTATCGGTCAAAGGTAAGCATATCGGCCATATGGCGTTTGGCTTTGTAAAGAACCGTGCCGAAAAGCTGGTGATCAACAGCATGCGTGCTGCTATGAAGTCTGCCGGTGGGCGCAGGAGAACCGGACGATGAGTATGTTTCGTGAGGTTCTGGCTCGTGATCGCAGCAGGGAAGAGACAAGTAATAACGCTCTGGTTCAGGAGGTGGTTAGTCGCCTTGACGAACTTGGCGATGTGGTCATTGAGCGTGGTGCCAATGTTACGGAATCCAAAAAGAGTGACAACCTGGTCTTTGCACTGGCCGGAAATCATGGCGGATTGCAGGTCGAAAGCGACGGTCTGCACGTCGGTGGAGCAGTAGGGGCCGTGTTCAATCGACGGGTCACGGTGGATAAGCATGCCACGTTTGTGGGTTGCACGTTCCTGACAAATGATCTGAGCCAAGCAAGCCTGGTGACAGTTAGGGCAAATGCCAAGGCGGTATTTCTGGGGTGCAGGTTCCAGCGCTCCGTAAACACTCCTGTAGATAAGACATTTATTACTGTCGATGAGGATGGCAAGGCGGTCATTAACGGCTGCATGCTTGGGGCGTCAGACAACGACACGACGTATGGTGCTGTTGATGGTACTGGTAACGCTATTGTTAACAACGCTGCGAACGCTGCTACTGATTGCCATGTCATCGGGACGGTAAATCATACTACTTGGTCGATTACCAATAGCACATCGACAGGGGTGATCTGATGTCGATTCGAGTGTTTACAGACCAGCAGTTCTCAGATGGGACAACGATCGATGGCAACCGCCTAGAGCGGGCAATGCAGGAACTTGAGGATCGGCTGGACACAGTTCCTGACGGAGACCTGCGAAACCGCTGGACGCAAACACAGATCGTTGCTGGGTGGGCACCTACGGTATTAGCACCTGCTGCGCCTACTATTGGCTCGCACCCTTATTTAAGAATTTATAATAATATTTACGAAGAGTTTAGTTACGTTTCGACTGCTGATTCTAAAAACAAGTATCGTTTAAAGGGTACGAAAGTAGATCACATCGACGTTGTTGAGTTTAACAAGTTAACTCCTGACGATGATACTCAGTATGCGTTTACTCAGTCGTTGATATTCAGTCGCCCAGCGATCATCCACGCCTTTGATGTGCTTATGATGCAAGATACGACGACTAGCAGTCCTGCTCCGGCGTATAAGTTTGGCGGTGCGGCTGCAACGCCAGGCATCGACATCCAAATCTCGGTCGATAA